TCTTAAAAATTAAGTTACTCCCGGTAACTTTTAGTAACTTTGGTTACCGATGGTTACCAGGAGTAACCTCCGGTAACTTTTAGTAACTTTGGTTACCGATGGTTACCAGGAGTAACCTCCGGTAACTTATACTATCAAATAAGCGTCAACTGCTGTGCCATTGAGAGCGCTATTTAAGTCAATAGTGTTACCATCAATTGCCGTTGCTGAAGCAGCTATTGTTGCTGCTGTGCCTTCGAGAACGTTGTTTAAGAAAGTCATCAGAAGTGTATTGTGGCTTAAAAGATAAGGAAGGCCGAGTTTATCGCCATATCCGATTGCAGTTGTGGCTCCGGTATTTGAATGGGCAGGGATTACTACGCTTGTGACGGTTTTAAAAGCTTTACTTCCTACCACACTCCCCGGTGTATCTGCTTTAAAAGCGGGTAAAGTTTCAGTGATAACTTCATCGTTGTAATTTGTTCCTGTAACAATTACCTGAACCGCTGCTATGTCTCCAGAAGTTCCGCCGGCAGTGGCAGTAATATTGCGAGGACATGGAGGATTTGTTATCCCGGTAGTTATAGTCTGGGATGCGCCGTTATCTGTCACGGCTGCATGTACTCCGTCTGTATCTGCTGTTGCTGCCTGTACTGCAGTCCATTTCAGATGTGCGATCTTTCCTTCATCGGGAGCGGTCACTCCTGTTACATCTGTCTGAAGTTCACTGTCAACCAGAGGGTTAACTGGATACCAGTCAGATGTGAATAACTGTAAATCTATACTTTTTTTCATAGTTTTTATCACTCCTTTAATTTCATTAAAATTAAGTTTAAGCGGCAGGGGTTAATACTGCAAATGGGTAGCGGCTCGCTTCTGTTTCCTGGATGCGGTTTATCGGATTCGGTACCTGCCAACCTAAGCGTATTGTCGCGACTATAGCAATCATATCCTGCTGTGCAAGATTAAGTGCTATTTTACCAGTATTATCCTGAAGGGTTGCCTGATCGAAAAATTTCCATGCTATATCTGTTCTCATGGAGTAAACTGCTGCTTTAAAATCACCGGCAACCATAAGGGCCGTGGTGGCATCCCATGAGCCGTTATCGGGATAAGTAAGAGGTCTACCGAGTAAATTATTCGGGCTTCCCTCCTGCATCGAAGGCTGGAATAAGAGATTACCGTTACTGTCTCTCAAGGTTCTCAAAATAGCTTCAATATCACTGCATGCGGTGAAGCCGTTGATTTTGTAGCCCTGTTTTTCGACTTTATTCATTATTCCGCCGACTGCGGCAATATCATCGTAAGTATCAGCAAAAGTTCCGTTGGCGACATAATTACCCATTGCAATAGCTGCTGGCACAATACCGGTTGGCCATAAAGTAGGTTTCCCGACGCTGAAAAATACAGCTTTATCTATAGCCTGCCCGATAGCTTCAATCATGGCCGGCTTGCATTCATCCCAGATGTTATATCTTATATCATCAAGGAGAGAATTTGGAATTGGCACGATCACATTAAGTTTTTCAGCATATATGTGTTTATCTTTCCATTCAAGGCTTGAAGTCTGCATAAGCCCTGTTTCTCCATCCTGAAAGTAAGCCTGTGGTAATGCAGATTGAACAGGCATACTAAGATCGCTTGTAGTCATATTTCTGAGCTTTCTCATTAAACTAAGAGCTGCTGAAGAAGAAGGAAGGGCTTTTATTATTTCCTCGCTTACTTCCTGCGGTACAAGGCTTCCTACATTTGCTCTTATAATCGAGTCATCGTAAGAAAATAATTATAAGTCAAATTTTCTTTTATTCATTCTTTCTTTTACACTCCTTTTATTAAAATATTTTATACTATTCTTCCGGCCATTTTACGTATCATAGTATTCATTTTACTGGAATTACTTTCTTTTACCGACTGAGTTCGGGGATTTGACGGGCCTCCGATTGGTTTTATAGAACCTTTGAGATATGGGTTTTCTTTCAGAAGTCCCTCAAGAGCTTCTTTAACCCCAGTAACGGTTCCGTCTTCTTTTACTTTTACTTCAGACATGTCCATAGCTTTATAGGCTAAATCCGGATTAATTATTCCCAGGGAAGAAGCTACAAATTTCACTTCAGCCTGAATGAGTTTATTATTTGCTTTTACCTCAGCCTCCTGGGCCTTGGATTTCCATTCTGAAATTTGCTTTTCGTAATTTTTATTTGGATCGGGTTCCAGACCCAAAGCTTTAAATATATTTGACTGAAAATCTGTTAATTTTTGATTTGAAGAGTTTTCTATTTCTTTCTTTTCGCTTCGGTACTTAGCGGCCTCGGCTCTTAATTGTTTAACATATTTTTCGTCATACATTTTTACTTGTTCTGCCACATCACCTCCCGATTCTGCTCCTTCTGCTGAACCTTCCTGAGTTTCAGCGAATAATTGTAAATCGAATACATCTTTTACGCGGTTAAGCATCTAGCTTTGCCACCTTTCTAAAAATAAAAGAAGCCTGATTTTCTTAACCAAACTTCTTTTTTATGATATTAAATTATTTTTATTGCTTTAAATCTGTTCTGGCGGCTCTATATTTTTCCTGTAAATCCTGCCAGTTCTGAGAATTCGATTGTTTCATTCTTTTAAATCCAGAGAAGGTTTTCGGCGCATCTTTACCAAGCAGTAATTTATAATCTTCAAACTGCTTTTTATCTGTCCTTAATTCTCTTTTTTGCGACTGGGCCTCGTTATACAAATCAATCTTTTTCTGACTTCTTTCATCTACATTGAAAGGTCTTTTATTAGGGTGTGAAAAATCGATAGCTGCTTTTACTTCTTCTTTGCTCATTAAACCTTCCACTACTGGGAATAAGGAATGCAAACAATTCGGATGTAGATTTAAATTACCTCCTTCTTTAAATCCCTTAAAAGCTTCATTTAAAGCCGGAAATCTTTTATCATTCCCACTGACAGAAAAAGTTCTTCCTTCATAAACTGCACACACAGGACAGGCGGATTGATTTTCCGATACCTTAACTAAATCTATATCCCAAGCGGTTAACTGATTTACTGTCGCTCTGTTTACCGCCTCCGCGTACGTCGTATTTGCAACCATGGCAGCGTAACTATCAATTTGCCAGTTGCGCCCTGCTTTATCTGTAAACCCGATAATACCACTCTTTATTAACTCTTCTATAATCCGGTCTTTCTGCACCTTCACGCTCTGACCTACGGCAAACTTTTCAGCAGTAGTTTCAAGGCCTATTTCCTTGAATTTATCGTTTATCTTCCGACCCACGAAATTATTTGCTTCAACCAGGTCAGAAGAGAGATTATTGACTATTGTCTCTATAGCCGGTTTATGTATTTTTGCAAAAGAAGCCTGAATCACAGGGATGTCATTTTCATTAACGTAATTATTGAGTTCTCTTAATTTCTCCTCGTAGAACTTCGGAATATTCCGGCTACTCCAGACCTTCACTTCTTTATTAAGTTCTTTGAGAAATCCGTTTATCTGAGTTAATAGAGACCTTTGATAAAAAGTGCTGTTTCCTTTTGCTTCCTTCTGTTTAATAGTTAAAAGAATTCTCTGTTTTGCGCGGGAATAAATCTCTATAAGTTTTTCAATTTCTTTAGGTGTTTTCTTTTGTGGCATTGTTATTTATATGTTCCATTAGATTATCTTTTATCTCAAATTGCAGTTTAAATTCATCTATCTTTTTAAAAGTCTCTTTTAATTCCATTATCTGTCTTTCTGCCTTCAGGAGAAGGCCTTTATATTCTTCAATATTTGAGCCTACTGTTATTTTTACATTTAAATCCATTATTTGTTCTCCTTTATGGCATTGTTATTATCCTTAAGGCAATTGCAATAAGGCTTTATCTTCTCGGAATTTATCAGGCCTTTGTTGAATAATTCTTTTTCTTTTTCGGTATAGTATCTGAATGTTCCACAAATAGGACACACGACAGAATATTTATCTTTATCGTAGTGGTAATCAATAATATCTTTAAGTGTTACACTTGGCTCTATCTCAAAAGCAAGAAGTTCTATTGCTTTTTCTCTGTAATAATTCACAGTACTATTGCAATGCTTTAAAGAAAAACAGCCATCGTATTCGCTATCTTCAATTGTTCTTTTTAATTCTTCGTAAGAAGATCCTCTTATTTTTTCTTTTCCGTCGATTTTATTGCACAATATTTCAGCTATTTTTTCTTCAATTTCAGGCATTATATATTCCTCGATCCATTTTTTATTATTTTCTCTATAAATTCGGATGGCATCTCATATGGTTTTTCCTTGAATACATCAGGATTATCTTTTATAAAATTATAAAAAGCCATACCAAGTTTTACGATCTGCTCTTCAGTGAGACCGATATTATTAAATTCGTTCATACCATGAATAACTTCATGAATAAGTGAGCATTCCTGTTGTTCTTTGCAAAAATCTGATTTACCAGTATTACTTTCGTTTCCCTTGTAAATATTAATTTTCCCGTTAAAGTAATCAATCTCGCCAAATTGAAGATCTCTATCCATAACCGCAAGAGTTTCTTTTATTGCCACATCAAATGTGATATAGCTGATTTTAACTTTTTCCGGTATATTCACTCTATATTCTCCTTAATCCTCACATAATCCGGATACTGCTCTTCTATCTGTCTGAGACCAATTAACATTGTTTCAAGTATCACCTGCGACTCTTTATTTATTTCAGAGAGAACACAGGCCAAATAACCGTCAGATATTATTGCCTGCGGCGGAATAGTGCAGTATTTATCAAGTCCGTATATTGCCACCTGAAGTAAAGTCGAAGTTCCAGAACAAACAACATCTTTTCCTTTTTCTCCGAAATTACAATGGCCCTCTGCTTTATAAAACTTTATCTGATTGTTTTTGTTCCTGCTGATTGTTATCTGTAGCATCCTGGGCTCCCATGGAAAATACAGAAGGAGAAATAGGGTTATTCTGTATTTCGTCCATCTGTATTCTTTCTATTTCTCTTTGAACTTCAATTTCACTTGAATTATCTATCCTACGAATTGCCGTCTCTTGGCTGATTGTTGATTTCCCGCCTGTCCTTATATTCATTATCTCTGCCATCTCTTTATCGTCTGCCGGGAGTCCGTCTTGCCAGTGGATTGTGATTTCCTCTTCCGGAAGAAAAGTGCCATTATTATTTAAAGCATCCAATTTCGATGCTATTGAAATAGCCTGTTTTATTGCAGGATCTATAAACATTTTCCCCCTGTTCGTCTTCGTGAGCGGGGCATACATCCTGAGTCTCAAAGCGGTTCCAGATTCGGCGTATCCAGTCCTTGACTCACCGAAGGCTGCCGGACAGGTTTCTGACAGGGCGTAAAGTTGATTCATGAGAAAATCTAACTCTTTAAAACATCCATCAACATTTCCATCCCATGTGATATAACCAGGTGGCTGCTCTCCTTTTTCCACAACAAAATAATCACAATCGCTTTTTTTATATGCAGTTTCATTTGTAAGAGGATCTATATCAATTGCACTGTCCGAGCCATACATACTGGGCGATGAATGTCTGTTGAATATTTGACCAAGGCGAGTAGCTCTATTTTCAAGCTCTTTTATTATCGGGTTTAAGTCCGAATAATCATCTAATCCTGTTGCTCTTGCTGTTGTAATTAAGTTTGGTATTTGGATAATTAAAAAATCATCTATGCCTGTATTTACAAAATCTTCTTCAATAAGTTCTCCTATTTTGCAATCATTATTTGGAGAATCTAATTTATATACTTTTGTTGTTATACTGCCTTTATCGTGTATTTCTGCTTTTAAATACCACTGTTCTTTATTATTCTCTATTTTTTTATAACTCCAGGCAAGAACATGATACTGAACTTCTTCGGCATCATCAGGCATTACCACGGGAAACCATACGGATGGGTTTTGACTTTTAATAATAGCTTTACCATTGTATAAAATCTTTAAAAGCCCATCAGCATACATACTTCTATCGAGCATGCATTTATAAAGTGTAGCTAAGAATTTTTTCTTTGTATAATTAGTCAGCGCCTTCTGTTCTTCACTGTCTATCTCTCCGATTGTAAATTTTGGGGGTTCAGTTAAAAGAAGATCTGCCCATAGAGTAGAAAGCCGTCTGTGCCAGTTTAAAATTATGTCGATAATATTCTTCTGGTTTTGTCTGAGAAATTTTGTCAGATACATAAAGTACCTGTCATGCTTTCCTTCGAAAAGCTGCCTATTCCTCTCGTATAATTTTAATCTTTCTATCTCGCTCGGAGGCGGCCATGGTTGACCGGTAGAGAGAAAATCTAATGAATCCAGCATATTTTATCCTTTAAGTTTGTAAAATTGGTTTACTTACTTTATTTATTAATCTAAAAAATTTCGTAAAAATTATATAACGTAACGTATCGGCCATGTGATCATTCTGTTTTATTGGTTTGTCTTCCCCGTATTGCTGAGCTTTTTCGTCCCATGCGTAAGAAGCTAAATCACTTTCTAATTGCGGGCAAGCCCCTTCTAGTAAATAAAGAATTCCCTGTGAAAATGCGCTTGCTACAGTTCTTATGCCGTCCAGAACAGAATTATCGGCATCTTTTACATTATGTACTCCGTCGCATTTTAATTGTGTTTTAAACGAGGCTGCACTCGGGTCAATATATACAGCCTGAGCATATTTATCTTTTGTGAAAACCTTATAATCTTTACTAAATTCACTATTGGTTTTCTGCCTTCCAGTTACTTTACTATCGTAAAAATACTCTTTAATTGCATATAGTTTATTTGTTCTTATATTGTGAGCAATTTTTAAAAATCCCGTGGGGGCTGCAGTTCCGTAATCGCTACCGTCGTAATAATGATATACGCCTTCAGGAAGTGCTTTTACTATATGCTTTTTGGGGTCGAAACAATCATATATAATTCCCTGGGCAAGTTTCCAGAGTCCAAGTATAAAACGATCATAAAACAATCCAGAATAAAGCCTTTTGTATCTCTCTCTGATACTATCTGAAAGGGAAAGATTATCTTCCATAGTAAAATGAAGATGAATTGCATTTTTCGCCCTGGCCTGGTCTATCCATTTCTTTTTAAAGTAATGATTCGGCCCCTCTGGGTTGCAATTAAACCAGAGTCTACTTCCATCCACTGAACACCTGGCAACTGCCTGGTTCACAAAAGATTCAGGCATCAGGGCAACTTCGTCAAACAGGGCTCCTGCTGCAGTTATACCTTGAACTAAATCCTGACTTCCTTCGTCTTTTCCACCGAATATGTAAAAATAGTTTACTTTTCCGTCTCTGTAAACTATTAAGAGATTCTCTGACCGCTTCTCTTCTGTTTGATACCCTTCATCCTGAAGAATTCTTTTCTGAAGCGTAAAGGACATTTCTCCTGAAACTCCTACCGTCTTGCCGGACATAATAAAATTTTGATTTTCAAAATTCTCCATTGCCCAGTGTGGAAACGAAAAAGACATCGGGAGAGTTTTCCCGCTTCTTACTGCACCATCAGCTATAATTGCGTCGCAAATTTCAGCTTCTGAGCCAGGCATCCACCAGTGAAGCAATAATCTTTGTTTCCATGAAAGTGGTTTCCATTTAAACGGTGGTATCTGAATTTTCATTTTCCTCTTTCCACCTTGCCCAGTCTTCGGATACGCTTTGCTGTAAAGCTTCTGTTAAGCTGCTATTAGATTTGTTTTCTTTTCCTATAAGCAACGCTTCTATTTTTTCTTCTCTTTCTATGAGTTTCAAAAGTGCTGATTCTTTACTATGAGTTTTTATTTTTGGACCATATTTTCCCTGGGATATTTCTTGTATAGCTGCAGTGGCACATGTAACAGGATCTGCATCTGGATCAGGAATTACTTTAAATTCTAAATCTATATCACCGTTTTCATATTTTATCTTTTTAAACCTTAGTTTATATTTTGTTATATCAGAAAGTCCGAGTTTCTCAAGTTCATCAAGGTATCTCTGCTTTTTTCCTTCTCTTTTTTTTCTGTCTTTTTCTAAGAGTTTTTGCAGTTCTGCTTTTACTGTAGTTTTCTGTAGTAATTGATAAGCGTATTCACTTGGATAATTTGTAGTATATCCAGCATCCTTAACTGATCTTGTTCCGTCAAAGTCCTTTATGTATTCCTGGCAGAACCTTTTTTGAAGTAGAGTAATTTTTTTTTAGGCATTTGTATCATCCTTAAAGAGTTTATTGAAAGGAAATTCTCTATTTAAGCATTTTATTTCTTTATCGG